GTCCTGGACCAGCTTGGTAGCACCGGCCTGCTCGACGCGGGGATCCAGGACATCGCGGCCGGTGCTACCAAGCTGGTCCAGGACCTCGACGAGTCCGACCTGATCGCGCTCGAGGAGGCCTTCGGCCCGTACACGAAGGTCATCGCGCCCGACGGCAAGACCCCGATCCTGACCGCTCCGAACCGCGCGGAGCACTTCAAGGGCGGGAGCCTGTTCCGGTACTTCGGCTGGCTCGCCTTCTGCGTCGAGGTGAACTACGCCGATTTTTTCGCCGCAGCGGCGCCCCTCCTCGCGGGCGCCCCCCAAGGAGCGCCGGCCGCAGCGGCGGAGTAGCTACCATCACCCCGCCGGATTATCTCCCCTGGGACGTCTGGCGGATCGTCACACACCCCAGGATGACCGTGACCCTGATCGAGATCGAGACACAGTGGAGCATCACGGACGTCTGGGACGCGCATCAGGCGCTCGACATCCTCGAGGACTTGGAGGTGCTCAGTGACCGCGCTTCGTGAGGTCTTCGCGCGCTTCGGCGTTCAGTTCGACTCGGACGAGCTGAAGAAGGGCGACGATGCGACGAAGGGCACGATCGACCGCCTGCGCGAGCTCGGCGCCGTCCTCGCGGGTGGTGTGGTGGTCCAGGGGATCCGCACGTTCGCGGCTGAGTCGGCCGCCATCGGCGACGAGCTCGACAAGACCAGCCAAGTCCTGGGCATCGGGTCGACTCAGCTGCAGGCCTACCGCGCGGCGGCGGAGCACGCGGGCGTCGGTGCGGACCAGCTGAACGACGCCTTCAAGACTCTGTCCCAGACGGCCACGGATGCGAGCCAGGGTGGGGGGATGCGCGAGGTGTTCGCGCGGATTGGCGTGTCTGCCACCGACGCGGCCGGGCGCGTCCGCCCGCTGACCGATCTGCTCCCGGACATCGCGGCGAACCTCGGACGGCTCGAGACCCCGGCGGAACGCTCGGCGTTCCTCATGCAGGTCATGGGAGAAAGCGCGGGGCGCCTCGGGCCCCTGTTCGCGAACGGCGCGGAGGGCCTGAACGAAGCGCTCGCGGCGCTTGAGGCGCTCGGTGGCGGGGCGTCCGAGGAGTTCATCGCGGCCAGCGCGCGCCTGACCGACGCCTACGCCGACCAGGACACGGCGCTTCTCTCGCTCCGGTCGCGGATCGGGGTGCTGCTGCTGCCGATCATCGAGCGCCTGGTCACGGCGGGGACGAAGCTGCTCACGACGTTCATGGACATGACCGACGGGACGCACGTTCTCGAGACCGCCATGGGGCTGCTCGGGGCGGCGGCGACGGTCGCGGGACTGAAGATCGTCTCGACGTTCAGCAAGGCGTTGCTCACCTTCGGTTCGGTGGCCGTCGGCGTCGGGATCCTGATCCTGCTGATCGATGACCTCTGGACCCACTTCGAGGGCGGCCGGAGCGTGTTCGGGCCCATCTTCGAGGAGTTCATTGAGGGGTTGATCGCGAGCACGGCGGAGCTGGCGAAACAGGACACCTTCGTCGGGGCCTTGGCCTTCGCATGGCAGGAGTTCGCCCGCGCGATCGGGATGGTCGTCGGGCTGCTCCCCCGGCTGACCAACGCGCTCGGCCTGACCAACGTCGCGATCGACGAGAACGCGGCGGATCCCACCTCGACGATCGACAACATGTTCCGCGAGGATCGCAAGCTCGACCCGGTGCTAGAAGCCCGCCGCCGCGCGTTCGCCGAGGCCAGCGCAGCGGCTGGCGGCCCCGCGTCCCGCGCGCAGGTCGACGCGGTGTTGGCGCGCGGGCCGTCTACAGGCCCAACGACGGCCACAGGTACGGGCGGCGGCCGGCGGACCAGCGCGGTCCTGAACAGCTCCCCGACCGTGAACATCGCGATTTCCGGGCAGGGGCTCGACGAGCGCCAGGTCGCGGACGCAGCGGCACGCGCGGCGCGCCGGGAGATCGACGCGGCGAACCGCGACGCGCTCGAGGACTTGGAGGGCCTGACCGAATGATGACCGTCGGCTACGTACGCACGGACGACACCGGGACCGACACCCTCGTGATCCTCGAGGTCGACGCGGTCATGTCCGAGAGTCACGAGGTCATGGCCACGCTCACGGACCATCCGGTCGAGCGCGGCGCGGACCTGTCAGATCATAAGCGCCCGGGGCAGCGGCGGTACCGCCTCGAGGGCCTGGTCACGAACACCCCGATCGGGTCGGTGCCACTGTCCGGCGAGAACTCGTCGGCGAACGACGTCTCGGCGTCGGTGCGCGACTCCCCCGCCAAGGCGAGCGTGCTGCAGTTCTCCGAGCGGTTCGACCGGCTCCGGGACGTGCTCGACGCGCTGACCGCGCTGACCGAGACGGCGCAGCTGGTCACCGTGACGACCGACGTCCGCACCTACGAGGACGCGCAGATCGTCTCGGTCGTTGCCCCGCGGGACGCGACCGACTCGATCACGTTCACGGTCGACATCACCCAGGTCCGGATCGCAGAGACGCGGGACGTCGGGGCTCCGGTACCGCGCCAGCCGCGCGGGCGGCGCACGCGGGACAACGGGGCCCAGGCTGGGGCCGAGGCCTCGACGTCCCCCCCGGATCAGAACAGCAGCGCGTTCCGGCGCATGGCGGACTCCGAGGTTGGACAGTCGCTGCAGCAGTCGTGGGGGATCTCGCTGTGATCGTCATCCCGACCAGCGCCACCGAAGCACACTACGAACAGATCACGGAGCTCGACGGGCGGGCGTACCTGCTCCGCTTCGATTGGGTGCAGCGCTGGGAGCGCTGGACGCTCGGGATCTACACCGAGAACCGCGAGCCGATCCGCGTTGGGTGCGCTCTGCAGGCGAACTGGCCGATCGCGTTCAGGACTCGCGACGACCGCGCGTTCCCCGGGACGCTGCTGGTCATCTCCCAGGACGGCGAGGCGCCGGGGTTGACCGACCTGCACCCCAAGGGGCGTTGCTTCCTGGCCTACTTCCCGGCGGCGGCTGCGTGACCAGGCTCTTCGAGCGGTCCTGGTCGGTCCGGCTCGGGCCGATCGACGTCTCCGAGCTGGACGTCGCCTTCACCGTGTTCAAGTCGCGCAAGCGCGAGCCGAACAAGTGCACGGTACAGGTCTACGGGCTCTCCGCCGACACGCGCCAGCGCATCGAGGGGCGCGCACGCCCCCGCGTCGAGGTCCGGGCGGGCTACGGGGAGGATCCCCCTGTCCTGTTCGTGGGCGACGCGACCCGGACCGGCGTGGTCACCGAAGCGGACGGGATCGACGTCGTGGTCAAGGTCGAGGCCAAGGACCAGGGCGACGCATACCAGCGCGCGCGGCTGGTTCAGTCGTTCGCGGCCGGGACGGCGGTCGACGAGGTCCTCCGCGCGGCGGTGCGCGCGCTTGGGATCGGGGATGGGAACATCTCGGACTTCGCGCGTGGACTGGCGCTCACGAACGGCGCGACGTCCTTCGCGGAGGGCTACGTCGCGGCGGGGCCCGCGCGGGATGTGGTCGACGCGATCGTGCGCGGGGCCGGGCTCCGGTGGAGCGTTCAGAACGGCGTCCTAGTCATTCGCGAGCGCGGGCGCCCGTTGCAGAACCGGGCAACGCTTCTCACTCCTGACACCGGGCTTGTCGGGGCGCCGACAGCGGACCCCCGCGGGATCCTGACGGCAACGTGCCTGATCCAACCCGGCCTTGACCCCGGCCGGCGCGTCGTCGTCGAGTCTCGGCAGTTCAACGGCGGCTATACCGTCCGCTCGGTCGAGTACAGCGGGAGCACCTTCGGTCCTGAGTGGTATGCTAAGCTCGAACTGGAGCCCTACTGATGGAGCGCATCACCCCCGCAGAGACCTACCGCCGGATCCTGGACGCTCGCCTCGCGGACTTGCACACAGCGCTCCCTGGGCGGGTGCGGTCCTACGACTCGGCGTCTCAGACGGCGGATATCGAGCCTATGATCAAGCGCGGGGTGCCGACCGGCGGTGAGGAGGACGAGGTCGTCCTCGAGACGCTCCCGGTCCTGCCCTCGGTGCCGATCCTGTTCCCGTCCGGCGGTCAGTGCTTCGTGACGTTCCCGCTGGCTGCGGGGGACCCGGTGCTTCTGGTCTTCTCCGAGCGCGACACGTCGCAGTTCCGCGCGACGGGCGCAGTCTCCGACCCCGGCGTCCCGACGATGCACGGCCTGAGCGGCGCGGTCGCGATCCCCTGCGCCTTCGGGCCACGATCGGCGGCTATGTCGGGCGTGAGCTCCACGGACCTCGTCGTCGGGCGCACGAACGGCCTGGCGAACCTGACGATCAAGTCGGGGACGGCCGAGGTCGGGGGGAGCTCGGACGCCGCGGCGCTGGCCAGCATGGTTAACCGCATCGTCGCGGCGATCCGCACAGCAGCGATCACCCCTGCGGCGGACGGTGGCCTGAGCTTTAAGACCGGGCTGATCGCGGCGCTCGACGCGCCCGGCGCCTGGGCGTCCTCGGCCTCCGCGCGCCTGAAGGTAGGCGGCTGATGTCGGCGATCCATCTCGACGCGGACACCTGGGACATCACGTTCCCCGCCGGCCTGCTCCGGTTCACGGCGGACAACGTCGAGGCCGCAATCCAGTCGGCCCGGCTCAAGTTCCAGTTCTGGCGCGGGGAGTGGTTCCTCGACACGACCCAGGGCGTCCCCTACATCGAGGAGGTCTTCGTGAAGCCCACGAACCTCCCGCAGCTCGAGGCCCTGTGCCGGCGGATCCTCCGGTCCATCCCCGAGATCGACGCCGTGCCAGTCGTCGCCCTGGCCCACGACCGCGCGACCCGTGCGCTCACCGTCGACTGGGAGGTCGTCGTGGGGGGACGGCTCGTGTCCTCTGCCGATTACGGCCCCTTCGTGCTAGGACTACCGAATGGCTGAGCTGACCAGCACCGGATTTACAGCCCGGACCCTGCTCGAGATCGAGGAAGAGATCAAGGCGGCCCAGCGGGCGGCGTCGGCCATCGGCCCGAACGTCGACCAGTCGGCGGCGTCGGCCCTGGGCCAGATCAACGGGATCGTGGCCGAGCGGATCCGGGAGTGCGAGGAGGCGCTCGCGGCGCTCTACTCCGGTCTCGACCCGGACCAGAACAACGGCGCGGTGCAGGACTCGGTCGCGGCTATCACGGGGACGACCCGACGCGCAGCAAGCTCGGCGCGGACGGTGCACTCGGCGACGCTCGCGGCGGGGACCTACGCGATCGGCTCGCTGGTCATCCGCCCGGAGGGGACCACGGCGAACGCCGCGAACACGAAGGAGATCGTCGCCCCTGGGGGGCCGGAGCTCGTCGACTTCGAGGCGACCACGGCGGGCGCCACGGCCTACACAACGGCGACGGTTTACGAGATCGCTGCGCCGGTCGCGGGGTTCACGGCCATCTCGTCCCCAAGCGCGGTCACGAACGGGCGCGCGGTCGAGCGCGACGACGAGCTCCGGGTCCGCAGGGAGATCGAGGCGCGCGGCGGGGCGGGCTCGACCACGGTCGACGCGATCCGCTCGGCCATCCTCGCGGCGGACATCGGGGCCGAGACCGTCGCGGTCTACGAGAACGTCACGGGTACCACCGACGCGCGGGGCGTCCCGGCCTACTCGGTCGAGGCGATCGTCCTCGGACCGACTGCCCCGACGCTGGGCGACGACATCGCGCTGGGCGAGGTCATCTACGCGGCGAAGGGCGGCGGCATCCGCGCGGCTGGGACCACGGAAGTGGTCGTCCTCGACTCGCAGAACTTCGAGCACGTGATCGGGTTCAGCCGACCGGCGGCGGTCGCAGTGGTCTCGGTCTGGACGGTCCGGACCAACCCCTCGATCTACAACGCGATGGTCGTCAAGGCGCTGATCGCGGAGCACGCGGACGGCCTGGTCAACGGGACACCGTTGCAGTGGGCGGAGTTCCTCGCGTCGGTCTCGCGGACGGGCTCTCCCGCGCGCCTGGCCGGCATCACGGCGGTGGTGTCGATGACCCAGGCGCGCGCGGGGGACCCACAAGGCACGGCGGACCTGACGGCGACGGTTCGGGAATACTTCACCATGGACGTGGCCGACATCACGGTCACGGTCACGGTGTAGCCCGTGGCGCTGCTCCCTGCGCTGCTCCCTGCCTTGCTCAGCAGCCCGCTGGAGTTCGAGTTCCCGACGGGCCCGGGGGAGATCGAGGCTCCCGGGGTTGCGTGCGACCTGGCCTTGGCCCGGCTGCTCGGACAGTTCTCGGACTCGACGGCGCTTCGTCAGCTGATCTGCTCCCTGGTCTCCCCGCTAGACGAGCTCGAGACCGCGGCGCTTGCGGTCCATTATGACCGCTGGCTCGCGGACACGACGACGGGTGTTCAGCTCGACGTGATCGGGCGGATCATCCGCGAGCCCAGGAACGGGCTCGACGACGCGACGTACCGGCGGGCGCTTCGGACGCGGGTGCTCATCAACCGCAGTTCGGGCAAGCTCGAGGAGCTGATCGAGATCGCGCTGACGTTCGAGCCCGACATCGCGCCGATTGAGTTCCGGCAGCACGCCCCGAACGCGATCACGGTGCGCCCGGCGGGCGCCTTCGACGCCGACCCCAAGGCGCTGACCGAGCGCCTACAGACCGCACGCGCGGGCAGCGTGAACCTGCAGGTCCTGTACCTCCCCGGCGCGGGCGCGGCAGGCGCTTTCACCCTGTCCGACACGACGGCTACAGTCGACGCGGCGAAGGGCTGGGGGAGCACCACCGAGACCACGGGCGGGGAACTCGCCGGGGTGGTAGGGTAGGCTATGGCGTTCGCAGACTTCGAATGGGCGACAGACACGAACTACCCGGCGGGGTC